TTATAATTTATAAACCGTTTAAAACGAGGAAATATGATAGCAATATTACGACCACTTAAAAAAGAGAATTGGTCAGGCTTAGTTAGATATAGAAATTGTTATGAGGATTTAGGTCCTTACTACACAAGATCTGGTATGATTTATACAGGTCTTACTCCAGCAGATGAACAAAGACTGGGGGCAATATTAGGACAGAATTTACAAAGAGGATCAGAGTATTGGAAGAACTTTTTTGTTCGTACTTATTCAACTGATATATTTTTGAATCTAGAAGATCCTAATGATGAGTTAAGATACTTATTTTTGAAGAATCACAAACGTGTAAAGACATCAATTTTTGAACGTAAAGCAAGTGCTCATTTTTTACTTATAAATAAAGAAGAAGAAGCTAAGCGTTCTAATCTTATTAATAAAGTTAGACGTACTGCTTTGAAAGAATTTGATTCTTTAACTGCAGAAGACATCAGGAAGGCTTTAAGATTGTTTGGGCAGAATGGTGACAATATGGAACCTGAAGTAGCTGAAAACAAACTGTTTGAAATAGCAGAATCTAATCCACAATCATTTATTGATAGATGGATAAATAACACTAGAAGAGATACTGAGGTAATTATTGAGCGTGCAATATCAATGAATATTATAAGGAGAGCTAAAAACATCTATAGATATGGTTCAGAAGTAATTGGTAGAACTATGGTAGAAGCTATAGAGTTTCTAGAAAATCCTAAAAATCAGGATATTTTACTTTCAATAATGCAGAATACACAATCAAAAGATACAATAGTTCAGGTTGAATTAGAACCTGAAGTAGTAAAAGTAAAAGAAACTGCAAAGGAGGATATAATTAAATATCCACTTATTCCTCAAATTTTAGATGAGGACGAAGAAAAATTTGTAAGTAGACCTAGGCGTAAAGGAGATACACTATAATGACAATAGCAGAAATGCATAGAGCTTTTAAGCTAGAACTTGATAAATCTAGTGCTCTTGAGTTACCATCATTTGAACCAGAAGAAATAGATTTTTGGTTAAATTTAGCAATAAGGAATTTTGTTAAGACTAGATTCAGAGGTAAACAAGATGGTGTAGGTTTTGAAGAAATATCAAAACGTACAATGGATTTATCTAACTTAGTGCATGAAGCATCATTATCAGTGTCTGCAGATCCTATAAAAGATAATTCTTTTGTAGCTGATTTGACAGATCTTTTACAGGAACTATGGTTTATTGTTGGAGAAGAAGCTGACATACAATATAAAAAATTAGGCGAACAAACGGATACTATCAAACGACAAGGGGTTACCCAATGTACATCAAGTACATATAGATATCACATTGATGATCCATATAGTGAGCATAGACTTCACTATGAAGAAGCAAAACCACTCAGGTTAGTATATCAAAGAACTGTAGAATTAATAGCAGATGAAAATTATAATGTTATTAATTACTATGTTAGATATATAAAGAAACCTTTGGAAGTTTTGAATAGTGGTATTGACAGTGTAAACTGTGATTTACCAGAACACACACATGATGAAATTGTTAAATCAGCGGTTAATATGGTATTAGAAAACATAGAACAACCAAGGTATCAATCTCATACTGTGGAACTAAATAAAGTCGAATAAAAAATAATATTAAAATATTATGTTAAATAGAGTAGAAAAGGTATTAATCGGTAAGGATATTGACCGCACAGCTGCAAACGTGGCTGGGGCAGCTATTAAAGTAGTTGTCGCTAATGCTGTTGATGGAGAAATACTGGTTCTTGATAAAAATAAAAGTGTACTCGCAGCTGGCGCAACTGTTGCCGATAGCGATACTATTTTTATTGCTCAAGCAACTAGTAAGACATTCGACTATACCAACGAATTAGGAACCGCTGTTACAGGAGCTAGGGAATTGATATTCTCAGATCCTATACAGGGTAAACTTGTTAGATCATATAAAGGGATGAGTTATGCAGCAGCTGTAGAGGGATCTGTAGCTTATGTATTAACTGCACTTCACCCAGTTGTTTTGGGTAGGGAGTATATTATAAGACTTGTATACACAGACATGGAAGAATATCCAGGTCAGTTTACACAGACTTATAGGTATACTGCTACGGCAGCAGACGTATTAGCAATTGATACATTTGGTGCTGCTTTCGCTGCAAAGATAAATGGACATTCAGGTCGTAGAGTTCAGGCTACTTATACAGCTGGTACTGATACATTACTGATTACAGCTAAGGCTGTTCCAGGAAATGCTATTGATGGATACAAGCAAGTAACTTTCAAATCTTACTTTAATTATGTTGATGCTAATACAAGATGGGCACCAGTAACTGTTACAAGTACGACTGTTGTTGCTACTGATCCAGGTAGTGGAACATATGCTATTGTACGTGATATGGAATTACAGCAACTTCCTTATAGAGGAGTTACTAATTTCACAGCATTCCCTATCATCACCCCATTACTTAGTTCTGTTTCAGGATCTTATTATGATCTTATAGTAATTGAACATGATAGAGAATATATGTCTCCTGGAATTAATACATTTCAGCAAACTTCTCTTACTACAGTTCTTGCCTTAGCAACTGCTTCTAATGGAAACAATGCTTATGGTCAGAGCGCTGAAGTGGTTAGTATACTTAATGGTTGGATGGAATCTCTCCAGAGAGGGTTTAGTTCAGTTACTGTATAATTATAGGAGAAAATAGATATGGCAAAAAATTCATTTTTGGCAGATAGGGTAATTGTTTGGCAGAACGTTCCGTTCGCTCAGGCAGCTGCTACTATCAATGCAGGGGTATATATTCCTGCAGGTGCTATCATAAAAGGCGTTAATGCTGTTGTTACAGGTGCTCAGACAAACTTGACTGCTGCTTCTGCAACATTCCAGCTTTTTGTTGGAACACAGAGCATCGTTAGTGCTATAACATTGAAACAACTTGGGGCACAGACAGTACCTGTAGCTTTGACACTTAATCAAGCAGGTGGTGTATATGTACCAGTTGCAGGACAATTAAATGTTCAATTGCAGGCTAGTGCTAACTCATCTTATGTTGGAGTTCCAACATTCTATGTAGAGTATTTTGTGTAATAAAAAATATCAAGCACAGTAAACAAGGCAGGGTGAGCGGGCTAAAAACTGCCCACCCTTCTTTTTTTACTTTAAAAAATAAATTAAATGGCAGTATCATTAGCTTTAAATTACGTAGAACGTAATGACAATAAATTAATAACACTTACTGATATAAGTACTGGTTGGTCACCTACACCAGGTAATGAGATAAATACTCTTGAATTACAAGTATCTATAACTACTTCTGATAATGTTACTGTAGATTATGATAACATAAATTTAGTATTATCTAATTCTATAGGTCCTTCAACTACACAAGAAGAACTTATATTTCAAATAGATGCTTCAATTTTAAAAATTTTAGGTATTCCTTTAGGTACTGCTGCAGATATTTTACCAGATGGTATATATGAATTTAAATACATACTTAATAATGGTGATTTACTTACTGTTTCAACTCTAGATGAATTTGTATTGATAGAGGGTAATGTACGTAATGGTGTATATGATGCAATGCGTAAAATACCTACTTTATATGATTGTGAAGAATGCAAATCTAAAGAAATATTAGATACTGTATTTGCATACGCCTATTTAAATAGTATGCGTGCAGGTGGGTATTTAGCAAAAACAGAAGAGTTACTTAGTCAATTATATGTCTTGGAAAGATTATTAAATTATGGCAGTAGTTATACATGGTAGTTTTGACGAAGGTCCAATAGTACTTGCATTACCACCAATATTTGAAGGTATTGTTCCTGATGGTATACAGGCAGAAACAGATCCTATATTCAATTCTTGGAATAGATCTGATGGTATTTCTATACAAGAAAATCAAATAGTTGATAGATCTAATATATTAACTACTGATGGTAGTAACGGTACTACAGACATAGCAAGTATAATAATAGGTAATAATACAGGTGATCAAGACTTATCGGGTAGGGTTCCTTATACGGGTGCTTCCGGTAATGTAGACTTAGGTACTAATACTTTAGATGCTGAAAGAGTGTATGTTAATCAAGAAACACCTATAGCTTCTACAGAATTAGCTACTAAAGGGTATGTAGATGCACAAGTATTTGAAAGTACTGGGGAAGTAACACCTACAATAGCACATAATGATACTACTGGCAAAGAAGGTGGTAGTGGTGGTCATTGGTATCATTTAAGTGAAGCTGCTAATATAGTACTTCCTAATATAATACAATCAGGTTCTGATATAACTCCTACTGGATTGATGATATCAGGTTCTGGAATAAGTACAGGACGTGATGGTTTAGCTTATGTAGAATTGGCATGGGATGCTATAGTTAGTGATACATTAGATCATTATGTTATAGAATATAAGAAATCAGCTTTTAATAATTACACCCCTCTATCAACTACAGCTACTCATATGATAATAGAAGGACTTTCTCCTAACACATCCTATAATTTTAGAATATCTTCAGTTAATAGATATGGTACAGCATCAAATTTTAGTACAGATTTAATATACACTACTCCTTCAGATGGAATAGCTCCAGCTACAGTAACAGGATTGACAGCTTCTCAAGCTATACAAGCAGTCTTATTACGATGGACTCATAACACAGATATAGATTTAGAGTCTTATAACATATACAGATCATTAACTAACAATAGTGCAACATCTACTTTAGTATCAAATTTCAGTGGTAATGTATATATGGATAATGGTTTAGCAGCTAATACTACTTATTATTATTGGTTAAAAGCTAAAGATACAAGCGGTAATTTAAGTACCGCTTATTCATCTACTGTCAGTGCTACAACTAAAAATGTAACAGCTTCTGATATTGAAAATATAGCTGCAGGACAAGTTATAATACAAGGTGTTACAACTTTAGCTAATTGGACATCTCCAGGTACTACTACAATAGACGGTGCTAAGATAACCACAGGTTCTATAACATTAGATAGTATTAATTTTACAGGTGGACAAGCAGGAGGTGGTATAATAGCTCGTATTAATTCTTCACCAGAGGGTTTACAAATAGATGCAGACAACT